TTCGCTGTCCACCAACTCTTCCAACTGCAAGACCCCTCAGGGTGTCTGCAACACGCCAGTCGAAAGCTCCTCATGTCCGGCACACCTGCCTACAAAGACATCCGAGAAGCCAGAGACACCCTGACTCGCTGGCTTCAACTCAACCAAGGAACAAATACATGAGCAGCAGTTCTCCTCATCGGCCCGGTCCGGATTTCGAATCCTCTGAAGCGATCCGAGACAAGTACTTCCGTCAGATCGAAGCTGAAAAGGAAGCCGAAAGAACGACCAACCGCCTTCGTGACTTCGCCCATCTGATGCCACCACTGCCAGCCTCTCGACCCAAGCAGAAGGCCATGCTGCTGACCGCTGACCCGGTCGAACGCAAAGGTATCCCCATGACCACGGGAGTCCTCGACTACTTTCCTCTGGCCATCGCCGAAGTCGCCAAGGTCTCCAAGGCTGGCAACGACCAGCACAACCCTGGTCAGCCCCTGCACTGGGACAAGACCAAGAGCCTGGATCACGCTGACTGCATCTCGCGTCACCTGATCGATCGTGGCTCACGGGACTCTGACGGCATGCGTCATTCAGCCAAGCTGGTCTGGAGAGCTCTGGCTCTCCTGCAGACCGAGCTGGAGAACGAAGCCAAGGAAGCCGCATGAAGCTCTACATCTCAGGGCCGATGAGTGGTCTTCCCGACTGGAACTTCCCAGCGTTCAACCAAGCTGCCGAGAAGGTTCGTGCACTGGGTCATGACGCAGTCAACCCAGTCGACATCAACCCAGACCACACCACTCCTTGGGAAATCTGCCTTCGTGCAGATCTCAAGGCTCTGTGTGACTGTGACGGGATCGTGCTTCTTCCTGGTTGGGAGAAGAGCAAGGGTGCTCAGCTCGAGCTCCACGTTGCTCACCGTCTGGCCATGTCAGTCCACTTCATCGAGACCCTCGTATGAGGCATGCCTACAACGGGTACTACCGTCTTTGCTTCTTCGGGCTCGGGATGGCGGTGTATTACGACTCACCTTGGTGGGTGTGGGTCATTGGTGCCTTGTGTGCAGTCAAGGTTGCATACATCACCAAAGACTGACCAATAGGCGCCTCCGGCGCTTCTCCGAACATAACAAGGAATCCCATGACACAGCGTTTTACCAACGTGTCAGAAGTCCCATTGGCACTGGCAGTCTTTCTCGCCAGTGACTACTACGACTACAACGACACCCCCAACACCATCAGCACCACCACACTGCTGAAGCCTCTGCGCCAGATCATCCTCCCCACGCGCATGCCTCCGGGTGAAGGGATGGTGAACCTGGCCGACATGATGAGCAACCGTCTCGGTGCTGCAGTCCATGACGGCATCGAGCGTGCTTGGTTGACCAACCACAAGGTTGCCATGAAGGCACTGGGCTATCCCCAGCGTGTCATCGATCGAGTCATCGTCAACCCGATGAACGGTGAACTGTTGGTGGCCAAGGAGGCTGGGATCGACCTCATCCCCATCTACCTGGAACAACGTCTCAAGCGTCAACTGGGTAAGTGGACCATCACCGGCAAGTTCGACTTCGTCGGTGAGGGTCGTGTTCAGGACTTCAAGACCGCCTCGGTCTGGTCGTACATGAACCAGGTGAATGCGGACAAGCAGACCCTGCAAGGCAGCATCTACCGCTGGCTCGATCCCAAGCTGATCACCCAGGATGAGATGGACATCCATCACATCTTCATGGACTGGAAAGCAGGCATGGTCAAGACCGACCCTGCCTACCCACCTCAGCGCTTCAAGAAGCAGACGTTCCCTTTGCTGTCGGTGGCTGAGACCTCTCAGTTCATCGAGCGCAAAGTGAATCTGATCGACAAGCACTGGGATACCCCAGAGCCCGAGATGCCGCTCTGCGAGGACACCGACCTGTGGCGCAGCGAGCCAGTGTTCAAGTACTACAAGAACCCTGCCAGCGCCAAGCGCAGCACCAAGAACTTTGATTCCATGCACGACGCACGGATTCGATTCATCGAAGACGGCAGCGTCGGGCTCATCAAGGAAGTTCCTGGTCAGGTCACTGCCTGCAAGTACTGCCCAGCCTTCGCCATCTGTACCCAGAAAGACCAGCTCATTGCAGCTGGCGAACTGGTGATGTAACTCCAAGGAATCCCATGACATCTCTTCTCAAGCCCATCGATCAGATGGCCTACCACCCCACCGCTGAACTGCTGGTGGATGTCCTTCGGGACCGGACCCAGCGAGATGACTCACTGTTCTTCCGAGTCGTGGTGGCCTACTACTTCAGTCTTGCTGCAGCCCAGATGCGCTGCATGATCAACACCCCTGATCGGGGTGAGATCCCGGTGAACATGTACGCCTTAAACCTGGCTCCCTCGGGCTACGGCAAGACGTTGTCCACCAACCTGATGGAAGAGGAAGTCCTGCACCTCTTCCGTCATCGGTTCCTCGACGAGACTTTTCTGCTCCTGGCAGAGAAGAACCTGGCCACGATTGCCTGCAAGCGTGCAGCCCAAAAGGGAACCGATCCTGACGATGAGCTCAAGCTCGTCGCCAAGGAGTTCGAGCGTGCTGGCGAGATGCTGTTCTCCTTTGACTCCGGTACCTCACCGGCAGTCAAGCAGCTCCGTCACAAGCTCCTGCTGGCCAACGCTGGCTCCATGAACCTCATCATGGATGAAGTGGGCAGCAACCTGGTGCCCAACAAGGAAGTCTTCGACACCTTCATCGAGCTGTACGACAAGGGCTTGTCCAAAACCAAGCTCATCAAGAACACCACGGACAGTGTCCGAGGCAAAGAGATCGTGGGCAAGACTCCCACGAACCTCCTGATGTTCGGGGTTCCCAACAGCCTGTTCGACGGGGCCAAGGTCGAAGACGAGCTCATGGCCATGCTCGGCACTGGCTACTCGCGTCGATGCTTCTTCGGCTACGTTCGTTCGTCCAAGCGCAAAGCTCACCGTACGGCTGAGCAGATGTACACGGATCGAACCAACAACAACAACAGCGTGGTGATCGCTGACCTGGCCGATCGACTGGAAGGCCTGGCCGACATGGTCAACTCCAACAAGAAGCTGCAGATCTCGAAGGAAACCTGCGTGATGCTCAACGAGTATCAGCTGCAGTGCGAAGCCCGAGCTGAGCAGCTTCCCGAGCACCAGGAGATCCGAAAGCGTGAGCTGTCGGAGCGCAACTTCAAGGTGCTCAAGCTGGCAGGTGCCTACGCTTTCATCGACGACTCGACCGATGTCACTCCGACACACATCGAGAACGCCATCAAGCTGGCTGAAGACTCGGGAGAGGCCTTCACGCTGATGCTGACCCGTGACCAGAAGCACATCAAGCTGGCGAAGTACATCGCTAACGTGGGTACTGATGTATTGCAGTCCGACTTGGCGGAAGACCTCCCCTTCTACCGGGGTGGTACTGGTGCCAAGCAGGAAATGCTGACCCTGGCTACAGCCTGGGGCTACAAGAACAACATCATCATCAAGAAGTCATTCTCTGATGGTGTGGAGTTCATCCGTGGTGAGACGCTGAAAGAGACGGACCTCTCGTCCATGATCGTTGCCTACAGCGACAACATGACGGAGAACTACCGCAACGAGCGTGCAGCGTTCGACCAGCTCTACAAGCTGACGCAAGCCTCGGGCATGCACTGGGCGAACCATCACCTCAACGGTGGCTATCGCAACGAAGAGAACGCCATCCCTGGCTTCAGCTACGTGGTGATCGACATTGACGGTACGGTGCAACTCAGCACAGCCAAGCTGTTGATGAAGAAGTACAAGGCGCTGTACTACACGACCAAGCGTCACACGGACGATGTGAATCGTTTCCGGATGATCTTGCCGCTGAACTTCGAACTCAAGATGGACGCCAAGGAGTTCAAGGAGTTCTACAACAACGTGCGTGCCTGGTTGCCGTTCGACACGGACGAGCAATGCAGCCATCGTTCGAAGAAGTGGCTCAGCCACAACCATCACCACGAGTACGTGGACGGTGAGCTGTTTGACGCCCTGCCCTTCATCCCGAAGACCAGCAAGAACGAAGAACGCAAGTCGCTCCTCAACTCTCAGCAGTCGATGGACAACCTCGAGCGCTGGGTCATCAACCACATCGGTGACGGCAACCGCAACAACATGCTGCTGCGCTACGCCATGGTTCTGATGGATGGTGGCTTCGACTTCGAAGGCATCCGCACGAAGGTGATCGCGTTGAACAACAAGATCGCTGACAAGCTGGATGAAGCCGAGATCATGAGCACGATCATGATTTCCGTGGCCAAGAACCTGAGCAAACGGCCATGAAAGAACTCTGTCCCAACTGCATCTCCCCAATTCAAGACCATCCAGAGAACGGCTGTGTAGTTGCAGCCTTGATCCAAGTCTTGAGAGAACGGGAAGAGCACAGTGATGAGCACCTGCTGAAGGTGTTCACTGCGGTCAACCCTGACTCTCTATGGGATGACCTCAGCCCGATTTTGGACAAGCTCGCCAGCGGCTACTACAGCTGCGAAGAGTGAATGGAGGCGGCTCCGCCGCTTCACCGAATCTTTCAAGAAAGAACCAATGACCCAAAGCTACAACGACCACCTGGTCTTGCTGGTGGGCAAGTCTGCCACCGGCAAGTCAGCCTCCCTCATCGGCCTCAAAGATCCTGAGGGAGTCATGTACCTGAACTGCGAGTCGGGGAAGAAACTTCCCTTCCGAGCCAAGTTCAAGCAGTACACCATCACGGATCCACTGCAGGTGAACGAAGCCTTCGAGGCTGCGGAATCCAAGCCGGAGATCCACACCATCGTGGTGGACACCCTCACGTACCTGATGGACATGTACGAGAGCATCTACGTCATCCCGTCCACCAACGGGATGCAAGCCTGGGGACAGTTCTCCCAGTACTTCAAGACGCTGATGCAGCACTACGTGGCCAAGTCGACGAAGAACGTGATCTTCCTGGCTCACACAGCGGACTCTCTCAACGAGTCCGAGATGCTGATGGAAACCAAGGTGCCCGTCAAAGGCAGCTTGAAGCACAACGGCATCGAGTCGTACTTCAGCATCGTGATCGGCAGCAAGAAGGTGGCACTCAAGGCACTCAAGGACTACTCGTCCGAACTGCTGACGATCACTCCGGAAGAGCAGGCACTTGGCTTCAAGTACGTCTTCCAAACCAAGATCACCAAGGACTCGGTCAACGAGCGTCTTCGTGGTCCCCTCGGGTTGTTCGAAACGAAGGAAACCTTCACGGACAACAACATGCAACTGGTCCTCGACCGCCTCAAGGAGTACTACGCCTAACCGCGTGACATCACATGAAGAAGTTCACCTCTCTCTTTCTCGCTGTTGCAGCCGCACTGATCCTCACCGCTTGCGGTGACAAGGTCAGCTTCGACACCCTGGAACTCCAGCGTTCCGTGGCCAACGACAACAGCCGTTTCAACGCTCAGAAGTGGCGAGCCGAGAACGGGTTCGAAACCATGAACATCCTGACTCGTGGTGACAGTACCCAACAAGCCAACTGCCCTCAAGGCGATGGCTGGGCCAGTGTCGATCTGATCGATGCTACGTCCAAGGCTGTCCAGCTGCAGCTCAAGTGCAGCACGGTCAGTGGAGCGGTCGGTTGCTACAAGGCCAGCGACTTCAAAGCTCGAGCCGTCCTCAGCAGCCAGGAGAACCGCTGCAACTCCGAGATCCCCAAGAGCCTGAAGAAGATCGAGCAGTGATGCTGATCTGCACTCTGGGCAACTTCATCAACACGTTCCTCTTCGGAACGATCACTGGCATGGCCCTCGGGGGCACTGCCTTCTACTTCTTTTTCAAAAAGAAGTAACCCTACCCAACTGAACCAAGGAAAACAACATGTCTCTCCTCGCAAACCTGAAGTCCGACGCCTCGATCGCCGGTGAACGTGACAGCGTCGGCAACGGCGGCGTCCTCGACTCTGGCCTGCACATGGCCACCATCAAGCTGGCCTACCTGACCAAGTCGGCAGGTGGTGCAGTCGGCCTGGTGCTGAACGCCAAGACCCAAGCCGGTCGTGAGCTGCGTCAGACCCTGTGGATGACCTCTGGTACCGCCAAGGGTGGTACGAACTACTACACCGACAAGGATGGAGCCAAGCAGTACCTGCCTGGTTTCAACATCGCCAACAGCCTGGCGCTGCTGACGGTCGGCAAGGAAATCGGTGACCTGGATACCGAGACCAAGGTGGTCAACGCCTACTCGCCCGAAGCCAAGGCCGAAGTCCCGACGAAGGTCGAGATGTTGGTCGAGCTGCTGGGTCAGGACATCCTGATCGGTGTCATCAAGCAGGTGGTCGACAAGACCCAGAAGAACGACGCTGGCGTGTACGTCCCCACGGGCGAGACCCGTGAAGAGAACGAGATCGACAAGCTGTTCCGTGCGCGTGACCGCATGACGACTGCCGAGATCCGTGCCAAGGCCGAAGACGCCGCCTTCGCAGCCGTCTGGGAAGCCAAGCACACGGGCAACGTCCGTGACAAGTCCAAGGGTGCCAACGGTGCCGCAGGGACTGCGGGTGCTCCCAAGGGTGCTGCTGCAGCCGCTGGCACCAAGAAGCCGACGACCAGCTTGTTCAGCTGAACCTCAAGCCCCAGCAATGGGGCTACCTCTCAACTCTGAAAGGATCCATGAATCACATCCAATCCCCAAGAACCTGTGACGCTTCCATCGAGGAAGAGATCCTGGCCAAGGGGCTGACTGCCCCTCGGGTCACTCCGGCTGACATCGAAGCCAACATCAGCAGTGAGCACTACTTTACTGCTGCTCAAGGCTGCGTTGGCAACGTGGATGAGGATCCTAGTGACGCCTCTTTGCATGCTATGGAGCTCCTGACGTTCTGCGTCCTCGTCCTTCGAAACGGATTCACCGTGACGGGCGAGTCGGCATGTGCATCACCCGAAAACTTCGATGCAGAGATCGGCCGCAAGGTCGCTCGAACCAACGCAGTGAGCAAGATGTGGCCTCTCATGGGCTACGCACTGAAGGAGAAGCTGGCATGAGTTTTGTCATCGCATTTGGCGAGCTGCCTGCCGAGATGCTTCCGCATCAAGACAGGGTACTCAACGAACGCAGGGATCTTGCTCGCAAGACCAGCGCACTGGAAGCGTTCATTCTCGGAGAGACGTTCCAGACTCTCCCAGAACGTGAGCAGGAGCTGATGTCTCAGCAACTGGAGTACATGGCTCTGTACCTCCAGGTACTGAACATCCGGGTGGCTGACATCACGGGATCCAAGCAGTACACCTGCAACAAGCAGGTGATGGCAAGGACCATGCACCGGGGAACCTTCTACCGGCTCATGGGCTGGGATCTTCCCGAAGGGGAGAGCCCGCTCCAGTCAGGCTACCTGGTCGAGAGCCTGGATGGGAGCGAACCCAACCATCCGGAGTTTGCAAGCTACATCAGCTGGATGCCTGCAGACGAGTTCGAGCTCAACCACAAGGAGAACCCAT